AGTGACAGTCTGATAAGCAATGTCATTTGCAGCACAGAATCCACGTACATCAGGGGCAGTGAACTCTTTACCATAATTACTTCTCAACCCATCAACAATTTCTTTCTCAGTCATTTTAATTTCAAATAATGCCATAATGTGTTTGTTTCTATAATGTTATTATAGAACAAAAAAGGGGTCTTAAAACCCCCTCTGTGCCACTTTGTTTATTGTCATATACCCTGATCTTTTTGTCGTTGGAAAAACTCCTTCATAGATGACTGCAATTGACCTTCATTTTCCTGTGGATCTAACTTATCATATCCCTTCATCTTTTTCCATTGTCCATACATTGCTTGCATCACCCATGATTGAGAAAGACTCTTTGGTCCATTTTCAAGTAATTCAAGATGCCTTTGATTATTAGTATAAGATTTATACTCTTCTCTCCAGTTTGAATCATCATATGGCTTGTTTGTCATTTTTTATAAGCAAATGTTTTCTTTTTAATTTGAGTATCACCTTCTGGTGAAGTTTGGCCTGGTTTAAATTTACCTGCCTTTATTCTTTTAACATTTCTACCTTGACTGTCTTTACCTAATCCACCTTTTCTCGTTGCTGATACTGTACCAGTTTTTTTGGTTTGTGTCAATACTGCATCCTGACCATATTTCTTACCCAGTGCCTTGACTGCTTTCTTAAACTTTCTCTTACCCTTCTTACCAGAAGTGACAACGTGACTCCTCTCTTTAACCTTACTAGTCTTACCAGTCTTATCATCCTTCTCATCCCATCTTCCAGATACCTTAGTAGCACCTGGAAGACCCTTACCCTTAATATCTCTATCTAACTGTTTTGCTCTTGCCTTGTTCTCTTTCTTTGATTTATCGCCACGACTTCCAGAGATGACTGCCATACCACCTTTATCTGATTTAGATTTAATTCTACTTAAACTGCTCTCATCTAATTGAGAACAGAATTCTTTAAATGACTTCATGCAACCAAAGAAACGAATTCTCCTAACACCTTTTTATTTAGTTTTTTTGTCTTGAGTGACTTGACAAAAGCAGTCTTAATTTGTCCTTTTGTTGCACCGTCCTTAACTTCAAACTCAGTATCATCTGAAAGAGCACTAGAAGAAAGACCAAAGTATGCATTATAACCACTACTCTTAATGGTGAATGTCTTTAACTTTCTCCAATCCTTCATACACTTCTCATAGTCAGCAGGATCATCACAATATCTTCTTAGGATATTACTTCCTTCTCTTGGAGGAAGTACCCTTATACCTATAAAGTTAGATGAAGGAAACTTATCTTGTAGATTTCTTATAAGAACTTCAGTAAATTGCCACCAAGAATAACCAAACTTATAAGTCTTACCTAAAGATCTATCTCTCAAAGAACAATGACCAGAATTGATACCCCTCAATCCCATCTTATATTCATCTGAATTAAAGTAATCCTTTACCATAACATGATATGGAACAGAGTTTGCTTCACCATCAGTCAAGACAATACATTGAACCTTCTCTACATTATTATCTTTCTGAAACTTAGGAAGAAGTTTATGAAGAGTCATAAGTGCTTCATTCAATGGTGTTCCTGATAAGCATAATCTAGTAGGATAACTATATCTGCTACCATAGTAATTAGAAAATACACTAGCAATTCTCCAGATGTTCTTTAACTGATGCTCTAACTCATTAGTTCTTACTCCACTAGTGAAGAGATTCATTAGAGAAAAATCTTCTTCAACTTGCATGTTATATTCTTGAGGTTCATATGGTAACTCATTAGTTACTGGATTCCATTGACCAGTAGCATCTTGCTCTCTTCTCTTCCACTCATTAGTAAAAGCATATACATCAAATGGAATAGATACTTTCTTACAGAACCATATAAGATTATAAAGTTGCTTGACAGTATCAAGCATTTCTCTAGACATAGAACCAGACCAATCCAGAATAAAGACTAGACCATGATTCTTACCGTCAGGTAGAACTGTTACCTTCTTAAATAGATCCTCATTAAACTTATAGGTATGAAGTCTAGCAGTGTCCAATACACCAGTTCTACTGGTAGCAGCTCTGGAATAAGCACTAGCAGCTTTCTTACACTCAAACTCTTTTACAAGATAGGATACTTCCTTCTGCGCATCTCTTTTAAACTGATTATACTCTGCATCTACCTCCTCAAATAAATTTGATTTCCTATCTGTATGCTCATTAATATAATCTTGTTGATATTTCCATGACCTATCAATCTCTTTATGAATTTCTTCATTAGTAGCAATGATCTTATCTAAATCTAAATCAGGAACTTCAAGATAAACATTCTCTACAGCATTCTCTCTTACTAAGTCTTGAAGATGACTCTCCAATGACTCAGCAGTTTGAACTTCTGGTTCTTTCTCTGCCTCTGCTGGAGTAGGTTCTACATCAGGAGTCTCATCATCCACCTCTTGTCCATCTACTTCTTCAGTCTCTAGATCTGATGAATTGGAAGGTAATTCCATCTCACCTTCACCTTCTTCCTCATTCTTCTGTGTCTGTTGTTCTTGATTTACTTCATCCTTACAGTACTCATAAAGAACCTTAGCTGCTTCCTTTGCTTCCTTGAAAGTTTCACACTTTCCAATCATCTCAAGAATCTTAATCTCACCATCGGTAAAATCAACATCAAGGAACGCACCCACCTTATAGTATAAGTTAATCCTATCAGCAAGATTAAGATTATCAATATTTTCATCCTTTACCTCAAAGAAATCTTTCTCATGTAATTCATGATACCCTCTATAGAAAGTTTTAGCAATACCTAAATATTTTCTCTTCATTAACTTTTCTATTCTTACATCCTCAACTACATTCAAAAATGTAGCAGGAACTTCCACTCCCATCTCCTCATCAGGTGTGAAGAGTGCATGTCCTACCTCATGACCAACCAACATATCATATACAGTGCTGCTTGCCTTCTCCCATAATGGCAAGAGCAGTTCTCTTGTATGTACATTGAACTGTGCTGTAGGGACGTCCTTATGCTCTACCACCAGGTCTTCAGTAGCAAGAAGTTTAGCTAGTTGTGATTTAATTTCTTGTTGAACTGCCATCTAACTTTTCTTTTGATATACCTATCATACTAAAAAACCTCCCTTTTGGGGAGGTGAGGAGACGGTTTATCAACTGACCACGCTTTTTCCTTGCTTGACGCAATGCCTGTGGTTTCAGTGTTCTCTTCTTTTCTTTCTTAGAGTGGTGTTGCCAGTTGGGTACTGTCATGATCTTTAAGATGATCCACAATATTTATTGTAGGATACCATCCTAACTCAGTCAACTGCCTTATGTCAGCACACAAACTGTCTGGTTCTCCTGGAGTGTCCTCCTTGATAGGTAGATCCCTACCCATTGCCTTTGCTATATCCATCACAGGAATTGCTTCCCCAAACCCAATGTCCAGATGTCCTTTAAAGTGACTAGGAATCAAAGTGAGAATTGCTGTGCATATATCATGCACATGAACATAGTCTCTCTTATGTCTAGTGATATACTTAGCAGTATTCTCTTGAAGCATCCCATAAAGCATATCAGGTCTGCTATTTTCCTCTGCCCATACATTAAAAAATCTCATACCCACACTATCACGTGGTGCTTGTATCTCATTCACCTTCTTTGTTATAGCATAAGGGTTCTGCCACCATCCATGAGCACCAGCAGAACTAGCATACAATAATCTGACATCACACTCCTTACAGTAATCAAATATAGGTTGAGACTTGACTACATTATTCTCCCAAAATCTATCAGGATCTTCAAAACTTTCCCTAAGAGCAGCAAAAGCAGCAAGATGAATCACTACATCATATATCTTACCTGTATTGAAATCTCCTATATCATCAGGAAAATCTATACCATCCAACTCTACATCTACACCACTATCCTCTATCATTTTCCATAGATAACTTCCTATAAATCCCTTATGTCCTGTAATTAATACCTTCATGACCACATTCCTTTTTGTACTTTATCTCCTATTTCTGGAAGAAATAATATAGCATTCTTCAATTTATCAAAATCATACTGCAATCTATTTACTCTATTTTTCAAATCCCTCAATTCTTCTTTTTCTCTTTCATTCATGACGCCAACCTACTAAATCCTTTTATCTTCTCGAATTTTAGCACATTACCAAACCTATCGTCCATACCTGCCTTATGTGATATCACAAATACATTAGCATCCTTCACCACAAAACGAATAATCTTAAGGAATTCTTCAGTTCCATACCCATCAAGAGAACTGTCAAACACTTCATCCATGACTAGTAAATTTGTATTAACAGAGTTCTTGTACCTTGCCACCTCCCTCCATGTAAAGAGTAGAGCAAGGTCAATCCTCATCTTCTCTCCTTCACTAAAAGAAGCATAGGAGAAGTTATCATGAATAGGAGATTGAACAGTTTCATTAAACTCCTCATCCAATGTAAAATTGATATAAAAATCCATCATCTGCAGATACCTATTAACCTGCTGATTAATTAATGGAAGATACTTCTTTATTATCTTAGACTTGACACCACCATCCTTCAGCAAACTATATGAAAAATCATGATAGTTTATTGTATCTTTTTGAATGGATAATTTCTTATATGTCTCTTCTAAATTTTCTTTAAAGGATTCTAACTTCTCA